CTCTTCTGGGTTAAAGTTGTTAATAGTTGACGCCCTGCCGAGGTTATCAAACAGTCTAGTTAATGCTGTAGTTTGATCTATTATATTTCTAAAATCAGTAGTTGTTACTGCAGATAAAGCCTGTCTAGCTTTATCAGACGCCTTAACTATTGCAAATATTTGATTAGATGCTTCTGATGCAGATAATCCCATAGCAACAAATTGTGCTTTTAGATCGGCTGCATATTTATTTACTCCACTACTATCAATACTATTAAATGCTTCAATATAATCTGTTTGATTCTTTTTAGCGTTTTCAATAGCTTCATTTAATTCAGTTATGCTTAAGGTAATTCCAGTAGGACCGCCCTTAGTATATGCCTCATATGCTGATTGAGCCTTAGCCTTATTTAACTCTATTTGCTCATTAACTTCTTTTAGTCTATCTGATAATGTTTTAAATTTAGTAATTCCAACAGAGGCAAAAGATTCCTGAGTTCCGCCAAATGCTAATCTGTTTGCTTTACCTACATCCTCATAATTCTTTTTAAGATCTAATAAAGCTCTTCCTAGCATAAATGCCCCGCCAATTACTGCGCCAGGAATTGTTAGTCTTCCAAGAACTCCTGCAAGCTTTGTTACCATTGGTAGCACTCCGCCGATACCTTTTAATCCAGACATCAGAGGAAGTATGTTTGACGCAGCCATAACAGCCATACCAGCAGGTCCACCAATCATTGAGCCAGCCATCGTGCCGCCCATACCAATTGCCATTTGGGATCCCATTCCCATTTGTGGCATTCCTCCAGAAACTATAGACTTGCCATAAGGATTTCTTACGCCAGCAGTAAATGCTGATACTGGTCCGCCCCCACGGTTATATCCTTGAACCATTCCGCCCATATTGTATCCTGGAATCATTCCTCCAGAATTTCTTCCCATAGCTTTACTTAAAAATCTAAACGCAGATCCTGTAAATTGTGGAATCCCTCTGCCAGCTCTTAATGCTGAAATAGCTGAAGATGCTCTAGATTCTGTAGGTCTAAAAATTCTATTTGTGCTAAGACCACGATTTGTTGGTTTTCCTGTGGCAGGCACTCCTTGTGGAACACGAACTTCTTGATGCTTTTCTAATTTTCTTAAGCCCCTCATTACCGAAGATCCGTAAGGAATTGCAGCTCTATATACAGCATTTCTTAATATAGATGCACTAACTCTTTGATTTGCATTTCTTCCAGTTATTCTATCTGCTAAAATAGTTTTACCAGATTCTTTTTGTCCTGTTAAAGTATTAATTATTTCTCTATCTAAATTTGAAACAAAGTCTAATTTAGATCTATCACGAATTCCTAAGTCTTCCATTAATGGCCCATATGCAACAAGTGGGTCATGAGTTACATTTTGAGTTCCATTTGGAGCATAAAGACCATTTGAATTAATTGGTACTGGTATTCCTCTTAAATAATTAATAGCTACATCTATTGGCAAGGATCCTCTGTGTGTTCCTTGATTAAAAAATGTATGATAAGCAGCGACTAGTCCTCCATGAACAGATGTTCTTGGATTCATTAGATTTTCAGAGCTTACTCCGTATTGTGACATTAATTCTGGATGCAAATCTGGTCTATCTACCGATCTAAATGATCTGCCCAGGTGAGAAATTTGTCTACCAGAATACATTTGTTGTGTAGTAGCAAGTACCGCTTTTCTAGTTCCAAGATTGAAGCCAGGTCCATCTGAACCCCTATTATTATTTAATGCTGTAAGTAATGGTAAATTTGCTTGAGTTGCTTCTCTATTAACCACAAATTCTCCAGGAGTTAGAACTGCTGGAACAACATCTGCATTTATATTTGGGCCAGGAACAATACTTCCATCATTTGCTGTATAAACATATCCGCCCATATTCATTCTCTTAGGCATAGTAGTCTCGGTAGAATATCCGCCGCCCCAAGTTCTTACTCCTAATGCCCTTGCAATTTTATCAATAATTTGAGCACCTGGCCTATTTGCTCTAAATATTTCTTTAGTATTTGCTTTTCCAGTAGGGCCAACTATAGGCTGATTAAGCAATGGTACCTGTGTTAAATTAGCAGTTCTTCCTAAACTTGTTGCAACCTGCGTAGTTGTTTGAGCCATCATTGCTTCTAATTGTGAATTTATTGCAATAATTTTTGCACGTGCAGCATCCACGGTAAGTTTCCCAGCTTGCAATTGTTGAACAATTAATGCGGATTCTGCGGCAGCATTGCTTGTTAACCTTGTCATTGCTGGAAGCAATTGGCCAAATGTAGTATTTATTTCTGTACTAAATGTTCCAGTTCTAGCAATTTCTTTCTTTAAATCTCTTACCTCTCGTTTTGTCATCATAGACAATGTACCCATTAGTGTATGCCATTTTGCTGCTTCACCAGCAACAATGCCAGTTGATACTCCTCTGGATGCCGTCAAACCTTCAATCTTTGGTAGATCTCCTTCTGCAAAAACCATCGGCGCTGTGCCAACTTTTTTATTTAATGGAAGTGGTATTGGAGTAAATGAATGAATTGTTTGTGCATCTCTTTGTGCTGTAGTCATTGTTGATCTTGAAATGTGATGCCCTGCAGATCTACTTCCTTCTGGTCCTAAGTAAGGGCTGTTAGGATTTACAGCTCTTCCTGCAATAATAGTTGATCCTGCGACTGTAGATATTCCAGGATTTACTGCCATTGCAGCAGATGATGCCCTTTGTTGTAATAAAGTAAACTCCGCTGTTAATCCAGCAATAGCCTGTTTTAATACTGCTGCTGCTTTAGCATCGCTATAAAATGTTTGTTCTACTAAATTTCCAGCTTTTTGTGCAGCTAATATTTCTGGAGTTAAAAGTTTCCAACCTTCTCCACCTTTAAATAATGATTTAAAATGATATGCACCCTTAATAATATATCCAAAGAAGTTACCAAGTACACCAGTTAACATAATTAATGGGCCAGCTGCTGCTGTTAGCATTCCCATAAATCCTAATGCCTGTTTAATAGGCTCTGGAAGCTTTTGAACAAATTTAATTATTCCGTCAACAAAATTAATTAAGCTGGTGTTAATTGTTAAAAATTGCTCTCCTATACCAGCTAAGTCTGCCTTTAATCCCTCTACCGCTCTTCGGTATTTACCAGAAGCTGATTCTGTTACTTGTGATAATTCTCGACTAGCTAGATTACCTAGATCTTCTGAACTGGCCTTCATTAAATCTAAAACTTGTAATGTTTGGCTACCCTGTTTACCTAAATTTTCAAATAAAGCATTTAATCTTGAAAACTGAAACTTGCCAAATAATTGTTCAATTGCTTGTTGTTTTTGTAAAGGATCAAGTTTGTCCAATGCGGCTTGCAATTCTAATAAAGTTGCCGTTACGTTTCCAGCATTTGTGCTAACTATCCCAAGAAGGTCTATTCCGAATCCTTGAAACTTTTTAACCGCAACGTTTGTTGGATTAATTAAAGATGCTAATGCAGACTTTAAAGCGTTAGCTCCTTCGGTAGCATTAATGCCACCTTCACGCATTGCTGTTAAATAAAGAGCTAAGTCTTGAACGCTACCACCAAGACCTCTAATAATTGGACCAGCTTTTGGAATTGCTTCTACTAAGTCATTTAGAGTTGTAGATGTTTGGTTTTCAACTGCGTTTAAAAAGTTAATCGACTCAGATAACTCATCTGTATTTTGTTTAAAAGCTGTCTGTATTGCTAGGGTGGCTTTCATAGCCTCTTGCCTATCTACTTCACCAAGCACAGATAATCTTGTAGTTTCTTTAATTGCCCCTAATAAATCATTTCCTTCTTTACCAGTCGCTGCAATATCCGCCGCCAGGGCTAGTGTGTCTTTAAATGATGCTCCATAAGACTTTGCTAAATCTGCTGCTGTTCTAGAAACATCTTCTCTTACTTTTCCTAATTCTTGAGAACTTACTTGAGCCACTCCGCCATAAACTTTTGTTAAACGAACAAGCTGCTCATCTGCTTGCCTAAACGCATCCGCAGATGCTTTTCCAAATGCTGCTAGTGGTACTGTTAATCCTACTGTTAACTGACGTCCTGCCCATTGAGTATTTTTACCCCAATTAATTAATTGATTAGCTCCTTCTTGAACAACCTTGTTCATAATCATTAATTCTTGTTTTGCTATTGCTGTTTTATTTTTAACTAAATCTAAGCCTTTTGGAATATGAACGTTATACTGCATTAACCCTTCAGCATTTTTACCTAATGGCTGAAGAATTGCGCTTTGAAGCTGTACTTGTTGTTTTGCTAAATCTCTTATTAGTCCGCCATTGGTTTTAGCATGTTGATTATAAACTTGAAAAAACTTACCTAATTTTAGCTGACCTCTTTCTAACTGCATTCCAAACTTATCTACATCTGATGTAAGGCTAACAAAGTGTGTTGAATACTGCCCAGTGCTTCGTAAGGTATCCGCAAATGAGCGGTTCATTACTCCAACCTGGGCAGCTAATGTCTTATTAGTTGCTACTAACTGGTCCTGCAATTTGGTTAATGAAAAAGAAACCTTATTTAGGTCAGAAATAAGGTTTGAAAAGTCGGATTTAGCGACTATGTTAGTGACTATATTTTCATCAGCCATTTATATTTATATTACTCCTTAGAGTATCCTAGCCCTGCGTTGATTCCAAATCCAGACTCTGCGGCAAACGGTCCTTGTAAAGATAATACATCGTCTCCACTAGCACTGATTCCTAGAGCCTTTCTTTTGATATCTTCGAAGGTTGGACCTTCTGTTTTTTCTTCATCTAAGTTAACGCCCTGAAGCATAGCCAAGAATTTTCTTTTCTCTTCTTCAGTTTTTTGCATCGACTTAAAAGTTTGTATTAACTCTGGCATTGAAAGGCTATCTTCTAGCTCTTCGTAATTTTTCCAATTACCTAAAAGAAAAACCTCTCCTAACAAAGCGGCTAAATCGAGTTCTGACCAGCCAGAACCGCTGCCGCTAGAAGGTTTGGGTCGTCCATCTTAATCCCACCGCATACTTCAAGTATACGATTGATTGTGGGTACGTCCAACGCATCTTCTAATGCATCTCGATCTTTTACCAAATCTGGTAACTGTTTTTCTAATGCCACTGCACAGGCATCGATTAATATGGTTAGTGTTTCATTTTCTGTTTTAGACTCAGAAGTTTTTTGGATAGCTTCCATGAACTTTCTTAGCTCTTTGATTGTTAAAGGTTTTAATTTAACCTTAGCTCCATTTTGAAGCTCGATCTCTTCTACGTTATATATGGTTGTAGCCAATTTATATCCTCCTTGGATAGTCTTAATTATTATAACAAATTGATATTACTAACACAAATAGAAAACCCCCAATTTCTTGGGGGTATCTATTAATAAATTAAATTATTATGCTACTAGTACACGGTCAATAATCTTGCCGTATTCTGAGCCAGAGTAGTTAGCATCTGGTAGAAGACGGAAGGTTACTGGGAATGTGGTTGGAGTAGTACGGGCAAGTGAGAATTGTGACTGTTGTACAGACAATACTCGACGTGCATAATATACACGCTCAGATGATGTTGAGCTTGCTGTTGGAGCTTGTCCAACTGCAATCAACTGACGCTCTGTTGGAGCGGCACCTAAAGAACCTGCTTCAAGACCTAGAGTATCTCTTTTAGATGTTCCAGTTCCTGTTGTTGATAAAGATGATGCATTCTGTCCAAATACTGTTACGATATTCTCGAGAGTACCTTCTGACATTTCTGTTGCAATCATAACTTCCATTGCGGACTTAAACAGCTTAGCTGTATCTAATAACTGATCTACAGTTACTGAGTCGTATGTTGGGTTGTATGTAATTTGAAGACCGTTGTTGGTGAAACCAACGTTGCGGTATCCAAATTTTCCAGCTTCTTGATCAACAGTGTTCAATGTTGTTGTGTATGATACTCCTGTTGAATATGCTGGTACGCCAACTGTTCCTGCGGCTGATGCAATTGCCACGCCTGGTTCGGCATTAGCAATATAATCTGAATCGTTTACGTCAATAGTTGACAAAAACAATGGAGATGCACCAACGAGAATGTTTTTAGCATTACCTACGGATTGTGCCATAGTTTATTTTCCTCCTGTGTTAAATATATATATATTTAAAAAATCTAAGCTGGCTAGGCTTTTCTTTCCTCAAGACCAATTTTAGGCCATTTTAAGCCATAAGGCAAATTATGAGAAGCGGCCTACCAGGTCTGTTATTCTAGAATATTTGATCTCTAATATTACGTCTGCTGATAGAAATCCCTGTAGTTCCTCTGATGGGGCCGTTGGGGAGATATCTGCTACAAATATACTATGGAATTTAAATTTATTTGATAGAGTAGGAAACTTATTTACATCCTTAGCCGAATCATCCATACGTCTAAATTCATCTGTCATAAAGTTTCTGATCTCATTAATTTCGGAAACATCTGTTGAGTATATGGTAAATAGGATTTGCTCACAGCATATAAGCCAATTTTCCTCATATGATAAACCTATCTTATCGTAAACTATATGCTTCTTGCCGCTCAAGAATTGATTCATCTCTGCTGATTGCTGAACTGGAATAATGGGAACTAGGGACTCTGCTAGGTTGTCGCTGTAATATTCGGTATCATCAAATATGCTTGCCGCCACCAATTTGCTCCACAAAAACTTTCTTAATTCTAGCATTGCGTCTAATTTATAATTAACTGTCATATCATTGATCCTCCGAATGCTGCCTCTACGGAAGAATCAGCCATCTGTTTAATTGAATTTGGTGAAAATGAATATTGTACCCTTTTAATTACTGAGGGTAATCTTAGGGACCTGGTCATTGCTAAATTAAATATCTGTTGAAAGCCAGATCTCTTAATTGATTGATTTACTAGATCTCCACTAAACCATCGACTGTAATATAATTTAAATTGATTTTTAACTCCGCTTCCTCCTGGCCTTTTAACGGTCACTGAGGCCCCTTTCGGCATAAAGACTGTCCCAGTGTCAGTTTCGAATACTAGGCGCTCTGCGGCCCTTGGAGCAATTACTAGGGGCATTCCAGCCTCCATCACAGAAGCTTTATTTATAAATACATGTCTACGCCTGCCTCTTTTGGCAGGGACAGTGCTTTTAGAAGGCTTGTAATCAAAATCTATTTTAAATGAAATTCCAGGAGTATCGATCATTTTTAATTTAAATAATCTAGATTCAGGACTTCCCACTCTTTTCCATTCATAGACATGGTGCAAGGATCTTGGCTTTACCCTAGCTTGAGAATCAATATATTCTCCAAAGTCTTTGTTTATTTGAGTATAAAGAGTTTTCTTAAATTTATTCTTAAATGCTGTGCTTGTAGTTAATTTAGCTATAACATTAGACTGATAATATAAGGCGGCAGATATTTGTGCCACATTGCTATCTCTAATCATAGCGTCTTTAGGTCCACCGACCATTAATCTTTCTAGGCCAGAAGCTGCTGTAACTAACATAGCGCTAGAGTCCAATTTGTTGATTCTCCGATCTCTTCATTGAAGAGTTATATCCTAATACTCTGCCAAATGGGTCTGTAATTGGGGTTGTTCCCATAACCTCAAATACTGTGGGAGTCTCGGTTGGAAAGTCTAGTTCTACCCAGATATAGTTGTTTTGCATATCTCTAATATTGGTTACTTTTTCTCTAGTAGTAATTCTTTGTTCAGTTCTAACTTGAATAATTTGGTCATTAACATATTTGTTATTAAATATTTGTTTATCGCTGCTTCTAGTAGTAGCAGAGTTACTGATAACTCCCTTGGCGTGACAGTCTAGGGTTTTATAATATTGCCATTCTTTTACAATTGCGCCAGTGTCTGGGTTCTGAGAATCTATCTGTTTATAGATATCCAGTTTCATTGGCAAAACTGACTGGATAAGATCTTGCATTAAATAACAACCATTCCATTTATGACATATGGGTTTAGTAGTTGGTCTACATATGCATTTCCTGTGCCACGATAAGCATCTCCGCTATACTCAAATTGCCAGTCAAATGTTTGAATATTCTTTACATACTTATTTTTCCAAATATTGTCTTTTGAAAAATAGTCTTTCATTAACTCTACGCAAGCCTGTTGTACGTTACTTGGAACTAGATCCCATCCATATTTTCCTATAACTTTATATCTAACATTCTTGGCAAATGCCCCGTTAATATTGTCATTAATTGTTGGAGGCACCATTCCATTAGCAACGTATACTGTATTATCTATTAATCCAGTTCTGTCTACCCTTATTCCAAAACCTGTCTCTGAAATAATTGGGGTATATGTCCAGTTGTTTGTTAGTGGGCTAGTTGTATTATCTATAAATAAAATGTCATTTGAATAAAGTTGATAAATTGAATTTATTTTATAAGGCAAAGGCAGAATGTCAGAGTTATTTCCATATACTACCTCTGTATCATCATATAGGTAAAATTCTTGACCTGTGTAATCTTCAATAATTTTTCTAGCATATCTTTCCGCCACCCTGATATCATTATAGGTTTTATAATTTGGATCGCTAGGATCTGATCCTAAATTAAGACTATCGATATGCTCATTTAAATTAATATATGGTGTTGCAACATCTACATATGTAATGTGTGTTCCGCTTACGGAAGATACTACGTATGACCATACTAGTTTAAATTTTCTATTTCTAACTGAGTATGAAAATGGCAAAACAACTTGGTAAGTTCCTGTATCTGTTTCTACGGCTGTAGCCGTTAATGTAGTAAGAACAGTTGTTGGAAGAATTGCTGGTGTGATGGCTGGATCTTCTGTTATATCGTAAACAGCAGCGGTTACATTTCCGTCTGGAATTACTAACTCACCTTCCCAATAGATTTTTGTCTTAATTGGGGTATTGCTATTTACGTATATCTCTGCCATTATTAGATTTTAATTAGCTATAAAACTCTTGTACTTCCTTTGGGTTAGCTAATCTAAAACCTTCCTCCTTGTCAAAAATTGCTTGCGCTTTTTCTTTATTCATTGCGACAAATGGGTGCTCTTTTGTAAAAGTAAAACCTAAAATATCGTATCTGAAATTTGCTCTGGTCATCTTTACCAAAACATCATCCTCAGAAATTTCTTTCTTTGGATCAAACTTAGCCTGCGGCTCTGGGGCCTCTTCTAAATTATCTTCAATGTCTTTAATTGTTTTTTGATATACTGCCCAAGTTACGCCTTCTTCCGCTAAAGCGGCAACTACATCATTTTTGTTTTTTAATTCATTTGTTACAACGCCAAAATCTTCAGCGATCTTTTTTAGTTCTGCTATCTTTAATGTCTCGAATGACATATATTCTCCTTTGTTAGGTCATTTAATTATAGCATTAATAAGTTTAAAGGGAAAGGGGATATTGTAGTTATTTAAATAAGAAGGGCCTGGAAATATCCAGGCCCAACTTAATTATTAGAGATTACTTATGAAGCAACCTTAACGTTCTTTACTACTACCCAAGCATCTGCTTGCTCGATCTGAACACCTACACGAGTATACATTGTGTACTCAATAGAGTCCTTACGAGGCCAGAAGAATCGGTAAACAGTTACATCACGCTTGATTCCAATAACTACGTTATTTGGGAATGTCAAGTGGATATCTCCGTGGTTACCAGTCTCACCTGAGTAATCGCCGTCCTGTGCTTCTGGAAGAAGTGGAACTTCAACGATTGGAATACCAAATGCAAATGGTGCAACATATCCTGCTGGACCACCTAGAGGTTGTACCTCTTGTCCACGGATAATGCTTGAAGCAATATCTTGTGGAATTGTTTGGTTTGTTCCGATGCTGTTAGCATATAGGAAATCTTGGATTAGGTTTGAACCTGCCAAGAAGCGAAGGTCTGAACGACGTTGCTTGTACTTACGTGGAAGAGCCTTAAGGGCGCTGTTAAATACAGCACGGCTTACTGCAGCTCCACCAGCATCAACAACATGTCCATATGTCTTTGCTTTCTTTACTACACCGTCAAATGACTTGTACAAAGCATCTGATGTTAAAGCTGTATTTCCGTTAAGAACTACATCCTCAATATCATTTCCTGCTTGTGTTGCCATCATACGTGCGATGTGGTCTTCTAGATCTGGACCCTCAATATTGTCTTCTAGAGACTCTGTTGATAGTTCCCAATCTAGGCGTAACTTCTTTGTTGTCAAAGAAATCTTTGAGAATGATACTGCAGCGTTTGCTGAAGTGTCATCTGCTTCTGTCGCAAGTTTCATAAGCTTCTCGCCTACGGACATACGATCAATTTCAGTTGTATCAGATCTCATTCTAACTGTACGTGCGACTTTACCAATTACGGTTGCATCGAACATGTAGTCTAGAAAACGAGCTGATTGTTCTGGGTTAAGTAATCCACCCTCACCCTCGGAACCGATGTGTACGCCTGTGGTTGCTACTGCAGACCCAGACATGTTAGCGGTTACGCTAGTGTTAGCGGCTACTGACTTTTCTAATGTTTCATTGCTCATTATTTTTTACCTACCTTTTTTTTAATTGAAAATTTCCTGTACGGAACCGAGGAAAGAACCGTTCCATTTAGATTTTTTAATTGTTACTTCCTGAGACCCGCCAAGGTCTGAGGACTTCTTAATTGCAGTCTCATTTTCTACTGCATCGACACGCTTTTCTACACCATTAATGGTGTTGCGTATTTCTGTTACAGCATTGGTTAATGCTGTGTGTTGTTCTGCCAATTCTGAAATTCGGCTGTCAACGCTCTTGCTGAATGTTTCTACTGTTTCTTTGATTGTTGAAACCTGCACTGCGTTTGCCTCAGAAGCCTTGTTTAAAGTTTCTGAGAAAAAGCCTTTTAGGTCACCTAGCATCTTTGCAAAATCAGGTTCATCAACCTCAACTTCTGATACGTCGGCTGCCTTTTCCAGAGTTTCGGCAGAAGCGTCTGCATCTGTATTCTCTACAGGTGCGTTCTCAACTGCTGCATCTTCTGCAACTGCTGGAGTTTCTACGGCTGCTTCTGGTGCTGCTGCTTCTGCAACAACATCTTCAGCAACTACGTTTTCTGTGTTTTCTGACACTTCATTACCTCCTTCTGCGTTTGCCTGTTTTGCAATTGTTTGTATTGCAGGCAACGGTAATCTTGTCTTCTTAAATGAAGCAAGAATTCTATCTATCTCTTTTGACTTGTTAACATCTGAGCTTTCAACCCAACCAATTAGTTCCGCTGGCTTACCAGT